CCTATTGGAGACTCAATTGATGGAGAATCTGGACAAGTTCCTATTGAACCAGAAATTGATGCATCTGCTGTAGAACCACCATCTGGTGGAGAAATATAAATAATAGGAAACAAACTTGGTAATTAAAATGGACGAACTCATGGACATGATTATTGCTGATGAATCACCATCAAATATCAGCGATAAAATTAAAGAGATCTTATTTGCAAAAGCAGCAGATAGAGTAGATGAATTAAGACCTCAAGTTTCAAATGAATTTTTTGGACAATCAGAAGAGTCCGAAGAAGAATTTTCTGACGAGGAATAATACCTAACTTAAAGAAAGTAATAAATAACTATTATAAAACTTTATCATAACGATGCAAAGAACAAAGATTATAGCAACAGAAGTTGCTCTGGGAACAACTGCTGGTGGTGGTTTAAGTATTTCTGATGCAACTTGCGTAAGATTATATAACGGTGCTGGAGGAGTTGCTACAGTTAGTATTGCTAGCACTGTCGGTGCTGCCGATACTGCAACTTTTACTATGCCACAAGAATCTGTTGAATTCATAGAAAAACCATCTTCTTACGTTATCTGGGCATCATCTACTTCTGTGAAAGCTACCAAAGTAGGACTTACTAACTAAGAAAAATGAAACTAATCAGAGAAGAAATCGAAAAAGTAGAAGTTCTTACAGAGGGATCTGGAAAGAACCAAAAACTTTATATTCAAGGACCCTTTCTTCAGGCTGAATGTGTAAATCGTAATGGACGTATGTATCCAATGTCCATTATGGAACGTGAAGTAAAGCGTTACACTGAGCAGTATGTTGAAAAAGGTCGCGCTTTAGGCGAACTTGGCCATCCAGATGGCCCAACAGTAAACCTTGATAGAGTTTCTCATAAGATTGTTGACCTATACCGTGAAGGAAACAACTTCATCGGTAAGGCACAAATCCTTTCAACTCCCATGGGTAAGATTGCAGAATCTCTACTCAAAGATGGAGTAACTCTTGGCGTTTCTTCTCGTGGAATTGGATCTTTAAGAGAAAATCATAAAGAGGGATATAAAGAAGTAGGCGAAGATTTCATGCTGGCAACTGCTGCTGATATTGTCGCTGATCCTTCTGCACCTGATGCTTTTGTTCAGGGAATTATGGAAGGTAAAGAATGGGTATGGGATGGAGGCATTCTTCGTGAGAAATATGCTTCTGAAACATATAAAAAGATCAACAGTCTTGTAGATCAGAAAAAACTCGAAGAGAATAAAATCAATCTCTTCAATGAGTTCTTAAATTCACTATAAGTAGTGTAATTCTTCAAATTATAAATAAATATAGATTTAATACAAAGGTAAATCGGAGAGTTCAAATGTCTCGTGGCAATCAATTACAAGAAATGGAAGCAGGCACTAAGCAATCCAAAACTGCCGTAAACTCTGGCGCAAAACCTGCAGAAGCTATGCCAAAGCTTACTACAGGTATTGCTCCTGGACAAACTGGTAGTTGGGAAGATCTTGGTGGACCTACTCCAGAAAACTATAAGTCTGATGATAATTCAGCAGCACTTAAAGAACCATCACTAAAGACTGTTAGTGATGTAGTTACCCGTGGCGCTAAGTCAGCAGAAGCTATGCAGAAGCTTTCAGGCGCTGTTAAGGAAGAGGAAGAAGTTGATGATGAAGATCTTCTTGATGAAGAGCAAGAACTCGAAGAGGATTCTGAATCTGTTGCTGAGATCGAAGAAGAAGTAGAAGAAGGCGAAGAGGAAGAAGGCGAAGAGGAAGAGGAAGAGGAAGAAGAAGAGATTGAAGAGTCATTTGATATTGAAGATGACGTAAATGCTCTTCTCAGCGCAGGAGATGAGGCAGATCTTTCAGAGGAGTTCAAAGATAAAGCAAAAACTATCTTTGAATCTGCTCTGAGATCAAAGGTTTCAGAAATCCGCGAATCTCTGGAAGAAGAGTATGAGTCTGCTTATCAGCAGAGACTTGTTGAAACTGTAGAGTCAATCAAGTCAGAACTCCAAGAGCGTGTTGACGCATATCTGGAGTATGTTGCAGATGAGTGGATTTCAGAAAACCAAATTGCAGTTCAATCAGGTCTGAAGGAAGAACTCTCTGAGTCCTTCATGACTGGTCTGAGAGGACTTTTTGAAGAACATTATGTATCAATCCCTGAAGATAAATATGATGTGCTTGAGAGCATGGTAGAAAAACTTGATGATATGGAGACAAAACTCAACGAGCAAATTGAGAAGAATATTTCACTCAACAAGCGTCTCTCTGAGTCGGTTGCTGATGGAATCTTTGATGAAATTTCTGAGGGTCTAGCACTTTCTCAGAAGGAAAAGCTCGCTTCACTTGCCGAAAGTGTTGAGTTTGAAAGTGAGTCACAATATCGTGAGAAACTGGAGACTTTGAAGGAATCATATTTCCCTTCAAAATCAACAACTCAATCAGCAAAGTCTGAAACACTTTCTGAGGGAGTAGATGTTGCTTCTGAGTATCACTCAGATTCAATGAATGCTTACCTGAAAGCTCTTTCAGTTGTTGCCAAAAACTGAATTTAATATTAATCAAACCCGAAAACACACTTTTTAAAAGAGGTAAAAGCAAATGTTCCATTCCGAGCATCTGCAGGAAAAGTGGGCACCCCTTCTGAACTATGAAGGTCTTGATCCAATCAAGGATTCACACAGAAGAGCCGTAACCGCTGTCCTGCTCGAAAACCAAGAAAGATTTTTAAGAGAAGAGCAATCATTTGCTCAGCAAGGATTCCTGACCGAAACCCCAACCAACGCTGCTAATGGAGCTGCTGGTGGTGGTGGATTTGGTGGTAGCGCAGCTGCTGCTGGTCCTGTTGCAGGTTTCGATCCTGTTCTGATCTCACTGATCAGACGTTCAATGCCTAATCTGGTCGCTTATGACCTCGCAGGCGTTCAACCAATGAACGGTCCTACTGGACTCATCTTCGCAATGCGTTCACGCTACAACAATCAGAGCGGAACTGAAGCACTGTTCAATGAGGCAGATACTTCATTCTCTGGTTCCTTCACTGGTGTTGGCAATACCGCAGGTTCAACCGACAGCACTGTTGGTATGGGAACCACCTCTGGTCAACTCGGTTCAAACCCAGGAATCCTCAACCCAACCGCAACTGCAGATCAGGCTCTGTACAACGTTGGTCAGGGTATGAGAACTGGCGACGCTGAGAATCTTGGCGTTGATGGCGGTCCTCAGTTCAACGAAATGGCTTTCTCAATTGAGAAGGTTCTCGTTGAAGCAAAGTCACGCGCTCTGAAAGCAGAGTACAGCCTTGAGCTTGCACAGGATCTGAAGGCAATTCATGGTCTGAATGCAGAAGCAGAACTCGCTAACATTCTTTCAAGCGAGATTCTTGCTGAGATCAACCGTGAAGTCATCAGAACCATCTACAAGGTTGCTGAACAAGGCGCTGCTACCAACGTTTCAACTCAAGGTGTATTTGACCTTGACATTGACTCCAACGGACGTTGGAGCGTTGAGAAGTTCAAGGGTCTCCTGTTCCAAATCGAGCGTGATGCTAACGCAATCGCACAAAGAACTCGTAGAGGAAAGGGCAACATCATCCTTTGCTCCGCTGACGTTGCTTCAGCACTGAGCATGGCTGGTGTTCTGGACTACACTCCTGCACTGAACGCTAACCTGAACGTTGATGACACTGGCAACACCTTTGCTGGTGTTCTGATGGGCAAGTTCCGCGTTTATATCGATCCTTATTCAGCAAACAGTGCTGCAACTCAGTACTACGTTGCTGGTTACAAGGGTTCATCACCTTACGACGCAGGTCTGTTCTACTGCCCATATGTACCTCTCCAGATGGTACGTGCAGTTGGAGAAAACACCTTCCAGCCAAAGATTGGCTTCAAGACCCGTTATGGTCTGGTTGCAAACCCATTTGCACATGGCGATGCTTCAGATCAGGGTCTGGGTGCTCTCACTGTCAACAAGAACCGTTACTACAGAAGAGTACAAATCAAGAACCTCATGTGATCCATTTCACACAAGGTTTTCAGGGGGTGCCGAAAGGCACCCTTTTTTTATCTAAATAATTAGAAAAAGATGGCAGAAGATTACACTTCGTTCGTAGATAAACAGGTATCAAATAGGAATTTCCTTGCCCCTGTAGGGTTTAGGTTTACTTTGAATAGGGCACCTAAGGTTGCATTCTTTTCAAACTCAGCAAACATTCCATCCATGAATTTGGGAGTTGCTAATCAACCTTCATATCTAACAGACATACCTGTTCCTGGAGATAAGATAATATTTGAAGATTTCACACTAAGATTCTTAGTTGATGAAGACTTGACAAATTACATGGAAATTCAAAACTGGATGAGGGGTCTTGGATTTCCAGAGAGTTTAAATGAAATTTATGAATTTCAAAATAATAATAAAGACTTTGAGAAACAAGCAAAGTCTCAAATGAATCTTTATTCTGATGGAACTTTACTTGTACTGAATAGTAATCAAAATACTAACTTTCAAGTAAGATTTAAATCAATGTTTCCGTCTTATTTGTCAACTCTACAATTTGACGCAACAGCAAATGACATTGAGTATTTCACAGCAGATGTAACTTTTAAATATATGATGTATAATATACTTGACAGGAAAGGCAATCCATTATGAGTATTGATTTGGAAATGATCCAAAAGATGTGGGAAAAAGATTCAAAGATAGACATTGACAATTTACATACTGAATCTTTAAATACTCCTGCACTTCATGCAAAATATTTTGATCTTTATAATAACATTCTTCTATTAAGAAAAAGAGCAGATCAGCAAAAAAGAAAAATAAAACACGAGAGATATCAATATTATTCTGGAAAGGCAGACCCTGAGGTTTATGTTGAAAATCCTTTTCCCAAGAAGGTCAGAGATAAAAGTGATATGCAAAATTATCTGGATGCTGATGATAGATTATCTCAAATTGGACTTAAAGTTGATTATTATGATGTGATGCTAAGATATATTGAAGATATATTAAAGATGATTCACAATAGAACGTATCAGATAAAAAATTCAATTGAATATATGAGATTTCAGTCTGGACTCGGTTAATAAATATTCATAGTTATTATTATTAACTATGAGTGACGTAATAATCCATAAAAAGAATGAGGTTTACATTAAGTTAGAATGTGAACCTCATATTTTGTATGAACTTCAGCAGTATTTTACGTTTGAAGTTCCAGGCGCAAAGTTCATGCCCCAGATGAGAAGCAAGCACTGGGATGGTCTTATTCGCCTATTATCTATACATACTGGTGAGATTTATGTTGGATTATTACCAAAGGTAATTGACAAATTAAACCTTCATAACTACTCTTACGAATTCAAAGAAAATAAATTTTACGGTCTTCCATATGAAGTAAATGAGGAAATCTCATATGAAGGCGTAAAAGATTACATGAAATCTATTTGTTCTCACTCTCCTCGTGATTATCAGATTGATGGAGTATACGATGCTCTAAGACATAATCGAAAACTATTGATATCACCAACTGCCTCAGGCAAATCTCTGATGATTTATTCAATCGTAAGATACTATGTGAGTAAAGAGAAAAAAATCCTTTTAGTTGTTCCAACGACATCTCTTGTAGAGCAGATGTATAAGGATTTTGAGGATTATGGTTGGGATGCTGGTTCATATTGCCATAAGATCTATTCTGGTAGAGAAAAAACTAATGAATCTTCAGTAGTCATTACTACCTGGCAATCTATCTATAAACTTGACAGAAAGTTCTTTGACGGATTTGATGTTGTAATTGGAGATGAAGCTCACCTATTCAAGAGCAAATCTTTGATTGGGATTATGTCAAAATTACACTCTGCAAAATATAGATTTGGATTTACTGGAACTTTAGATGGATCACAAACTCATAAGTGGGTATTAGAAGGTCTGTTTGGTCCATCATATAAGGTAACAAAAACAGCAGAATTAATGGAGAAAGGTCATCTTTCAAAATTAGATATACGCTGTTTGGTATTAAAACATCCTCCTCAGAAATTTGAAACTTTTGAAGATGAGACTCAGTTTATTATTACTCATGATAAGAGAAATAATTTAATTAAAAATCTTGTTCTAGATCTAAAAGGAAATACTTTAGTTCTATTTTCAAGAATTGAGGCTCATGGTGAACCATTATTCAATCTAATAAATAATAGCAAACACAATAACAGAAAAGTGTTTTTTGTTCATGGTGGTGTTGATACTGCAGAGAGAGAACAAGTCAGAGAAATTACAGAAAGAGAAAGTGATGCAATAATTGTTGCATCTTATGGAGTGTTCTCAACAGGCATTAATATAAAAAATTTGCATAATGTAATATTTGCTTCACCTAGTAAATCAAGAGTTAGAAATCTACAATCAATTGGAAGAGTTTTAAGAAAAGGGAGTAACAAAACAAAAGCAATGCTATATGATATTGCAGATGATTGTACTTATAACTCAAGAAAAAATTATACCTTAAATCACTTTATTGAAAGAATTAAAATTTATAATGAAGAGAATTTTAATTACGAAATAATTACTATCAATTTAAAAAAATGATCGAAGACGATTTCTATGCAACTATAAAGTTAAAAACTGGTGAAGAAATCTTTGCAAAGATTGCACCAAATACAGAGGATGGTCTAACCATGCTTTTGGTTACTAATCCAATCATGATCTGTGAAATTAAAGGAAGATCTGGAGTATCTGGATATAAGATTGAACCATGGCTAAAGACATCATCTGAAGATATGTTTATTATTAATATGGAAGATGTTCTCACATTAAGTGAATCAAAAAATATTGAAATGATTATGATGTATCAAACTTATGTTAGAAAATCAAACAATATAAGAAGCAATAAAACGGTTGTCTCTAGGAAAATGGGATATATTGCTAATGTAAACGATGCTAAAGAGATCTTAGAGAAGCTTTATAGAAATAGTTAATATTATGTTTATCATCCTTGACAAGGACATTATAACTGTGTCTTAAGGGTAGTGTCAAGTTCTTGTTATTTTGAGGTGTAACTGTTATAATATCTACATAATAAATCAGGTATTCTAATGATAACAACGACGGTCATGACCAAAAGAAGAAGATCAGAGCACTACGTAAATAACAAGGACTTCCTTGCTGCCCTTATTGCATATCATGGTGAGGTAGAAAGAACCTTCATTCAGAAGTATGGCAGAGAACCAACGAAGGATGATAGATCCAAGCAATGGGACACAAAACCACAGATCACAAATTATATTGGTGAGTGTTTCTTAAAGATTGCTACTCACTTATCCTTTAAACCTAATTTTGTCAACTACATGTTTAAGGATGATATGATTTCCGATGGTATTGAAAATTGTGTGCAGTATATTCATAATTTCAATCCAGAGAAATCTCAGAATCCCTTTGCATACTTTACTCAGATTATTCATTACGCATTTTTGAGAAGAATTCAGAGAGAAAAGAAGCAACTGGAAATCAAGAATAAAATCTTAGAGCGTACTGGATACGATGAGGTATTCTTTGATGACAGTGGTATTGACGGTATGACTCATAGCGAATATAATTCCATCAAGGATAATGTATACACAAAACTTCGTTACTGAATGAAAGTCGCAATTATTACTGATACCCACTACGGATGTAGAAAAGGATCAAAACTTTTTCATGACTATTTTGAAGAATTCTATAGTAATGTCTTTTTTCCTACTTTAGAAGAAGAAGGTATTACTACAGTTATTCATATGGGAGATGCTTTTGATAGTCGTAAATCAATAG